AAACAACAGCGATTAGCGAGTAAACGCTATCGCAAAAGGAGAAAAAAATGTCTTTATTCACAAAAAACGTAGAACCAGACTTGTGTTCTTTCGTAATATTCGACTCTAAATCTAAAACCTACGGGTTACCTATGCTCGAAAAAAACTCTGAAGTACTCATCAGAGAATTAGTTACTACCTTCAAAAAGCCTGAACAACAGGCTACAAATCATCTCTTCATTAACGCGGAAGATTACTCACTCTTCAAAAACGCGGAATACGATCGAAGATCGGGAGAATTCAAAACCGTGTCCTTGGAACACATAGTCAATTTACATGACTTAAAAGCTCGCATACCTCTTGCGAAACCACTGAATCTGGTCCAAGATTCAGGTCTGGGCATTGATCCTACTTGATAAATACAATGCCCACTGACACACTACGGTGTGTCAGACAACCAAAGGAGCAAAGTATGCGACGATCAAGAATGCCACACGGAAAAGACAAAAAAGTCTTCCGTAGGACTTCTAAACCCCATCCCGCAAATACGATTAAATTCGTAATGCGTGGCGGAATTCGAAAATAAAAGAGCAAGCATGAAGTGCGCAGATCCAATTTTATGTTACACAAATGAAAAAGGCCGAAGAATCTATCGTCACTTCACATTAGCGAACGACGAAGTCAAACGTCTCCATCAATTAGTATTTGATTGTGGTCAGTGCCTCTTCTGCAGGAAAAAAAGATCCTATGAGCTAGCGGCACGCTGCGTACTTCATGCAAGCCTTTACAAAGACAATTGCTTCTTAACTTTAACTTATGACGAAAAAAAGGAAGGCTACCACAATGAGTTTCAATACGAAGACATTCAAAAATTTAAAAAAAGACTTCGCCGCCACTGCCGCGATAAAAAAATTCAGCTCTTTAACGTGCACGAATATGGCAAGAATTCCAAAAAACACTGGCACCTTATCTGCTTCAATCACAACTTTGACGACAAAACCTTGCATACACGCTCTAGCGGACTACCTCTCTTTACATCAAAAATTCTCCAAAAATTATGGCCTCATGGCTTCAGCACTATTGGAGATGTCTCAACAGCCTCAGCCATGTATCAAGCCCAATATGTCGAAAAGGACCTAAAAAATGGAAATCGAACCAATAAAAAGAAATCCCATTCCAAGCACTCTGGCCTTGCTCGCCCTTATTTTCTTAAACATTATCGCCAGTTACTTACTTTGGGTTATGTACCAATTAATGGAACTAAGATCCCTCTTCCCAGATATTTTGAAAAACTCTCACATCGCCACTGGTGTCACTTCTACGCCCCAGGAGCCTTCAAGGATACCCACGCAAGAAAAGCCCTCTATAGACCCTTCAGACGCGAATCTCCCAATAAGGAGATAGCAGACCTATGGCCTCAATACTTTGAATTAAAAGAACAAAAAATTGCCGAGAGGCAACATGAATGGGACCAGTTAATATCCGAACACTTGACATCTAAATCTGTTCCCGATTTTATCAAATCCGAATCCAATGCCCTATATGATCTTAAAAATAAAAACACACAGGAGAAATTCTAATGCATTTAATGACCGATACCTCTGCGCAATCTCACTTTTCCAACGTACCCACAATTTCACGCTCCCGTAACGCTTTTTCCATTGCAAAAAAGCACGTTACAACTATTCAATTCGACAAACTCTTTCCTATGTACTGGAAATACATATATCCTGGCGATACTCTTTCTATTGACTTCAAAGCCCTAGCTCGACTCGCTACTCAAACCACAACTTTATATGATGATCTTTACTTCGACGCACATGCATGGTTCGTCCCGTTCCGTCTTTTACAAACCGACTGGGCTCGCTACCAATTTAACTCTCAACCTACTGGTCCTTCTCAAGACAATTCTGCTCTTACTTCTCCAGCTATTGATCTTACTGGCATGACCACTGGCTTTGCCTCTAAATCTTTATATGATTATTTTGGCTTTCCTACTCTCATAAACCAAGCGGCCTCTGGCCAACACATGAATAACTATCTCGGAAGAGCCTACAACTTTATATGGAATACCAATTACAGAGATGAAAATCTCCAGACCGCAGTTACCGTTGATCTTGACAACGGTCCCGACAATCCCGCTGATTATGTACTTAAAAAACGTGGTAAACGTTTTGATAAATTTACTTCTATGCTTACAGCGGCTCAAAAAGGCACTGCACCTTTACTACCTGTCGGTACTTCTGCTCCTATCCTTGGAATTGCAACATTGAATTCCGTTAACTTCTCAGCTGGGACCTCAGGAGCCGTCCGAGAAAGCGGCTCTACATCTACTCAAACTTATTCTCCTTATTATGAAGCCTCTGGCGGCGGCGCAAACCTTATTATTGAAGGTGTTGCAGGCGGCGGTACAGGCGCTTACCCTAATATTCGCGCTGACCTTTCCCAAGCTATCGGTACCTCTTTAAACCAATTTCGTATTTCTGTTGCCGTCCAACACTTAATGGAAGCGGACGCCAGAGGCGGTACTCGCGACGTCGAATCTATCCAACATCGTTGGGGCGTTACTGTACCTGACTTCCGTTTACAACGTCCTGAATATCTCGGAGGACAAACATTTATGTTTGACGGACATGTTGTCCCTCAAACCTCCGAAACTGGCTCTACTCCTCAAGGTAACCTAGTTCAATTCTCTCAATCTTTATCTTCAATGAATATCAACCACTCGTTCGTAGAACATGGTGTATTTATGATCCTTCTCTCTGCTCGTTCTAATATGACTTACCAGCAAGGTCTTAAGCGTGAACTTTCTTATAGGACTCGTTTCGATTGGTACCAACCTGAATTTTCTAACTTAGGAGAAGTTGCTGTTCTATCTAAAGAACAATACTTCGACGGTACTTCTGCTGATAATGAAACTGGAGGCTTCCAGGAATATGCGTATGAATTACGCTATGACGATAATATCGTTACTTCCGAAATGCGCTCTAATTTTCCCCAATCTCTTGATTCTAAACATATGGCCTATGACTTCGCTACACGTCCTACTCTTTCTTCTGGCTACATTGAATCTTATACCCCGATCGATAGAAATATCGTCGTTGATCCTACAGTTGCTGACCCTATCGAACTAAACACACTTACACTTGGCCGTATTGCACGTACATTACCTATGTACTCAATCCCTGGCCTGAATAGGCTATAATATGGGATACAGTATAACTGAAATGGGCTTAGGACTCTTATCTCAAGCGGGAAATGTATTTTCCACAATGGAAACTAACAAAGCGAATCAAGGACTCTCGAGAGAGCAAATGAACTTTCAAAGAGAAATGTCTAACACTGCTCACCAAAGAGAGGTCGCCGACCTAAAAGCCGCCGGCCTCAACCCTAATCTTTCCGCAGGAGGAAACGGCGCTTCTACACCTTCTGGCGCTATGGCAACTATGCAGGCTCCACAAATCGACATGCCTTCTATTATGAGTATGTATGCCCAAACTCGAGCCCTTGATCAAGCCGATCGAAAGATCAACATTGATCAGGAGCTCGCTAAAGCCGCTATTAAAAAAAGCGGCGTCGAACAAGACTACAAAAAGGCTTTAACTAAAACGACAGGAAAAGGCGCTATTCGCGCCGAACTTGAAAATAAAGCCGCTAAGTTTCTTAGAGAAATTACAAGACCTAATCCTCTTAAAGCACCCAAATTAAACAACGTTGGTGAACCAGTTATTACTGGTCCCAAATACTAAGGAGTAAAAATATGGAATCTATCAATAAATCTACAGGAGAAATTACACAAGGAGAGCTCAACAAAGTTGAACTCGTTAAAATAATACGTCCAAACGGTACTATCCGTTTACAACAAGACTTCTCCTTCTGTCCTACTATGGCCGAACAACACACAGCTCATCTCTCCAATCTTAATTACCTTATGGACAAATACCAACCAGACGAGTTGGACGCATATCTTGCGGCCCGAGCTCAATACCGTAGAGAAATAATCGGTCACGATTTTTCGAACGAACCATCTCTTCAAGATGCAAAAAACGTTGTATATCAATCTCGCAAGGCGTTCGAAGAACTGCCTGAGGATATAAAACGTAACTTCAAAAACCATGTAGAGTTTTTGAAATTCATCGATAATCCTGGTAATCAGGATAAGATGATAAAAATGGGCTTACTAAAGCCCAAACAGATCGAAGATCTCGTAATAAAGGACGGGACGGTTACCCAGCCAAGCTCTAACGCCGACGACGTAGGAGGAGAAGGACCCGCGAAGGCTAAACAACCGTCCTCTAAGTCCTCTAGATCCAGCGTAGCTGAATGAGCCGGCGCCTAGCCGAGCTCTAAACTGATCTCTGGGCCGGCGCATAGCCGTGACCCAAACTCCCTGAGGCAGGAGCCGAAGCAGGCTAGTGCCACATGAACGTCGGCAGGATGCCCTGCCAAAGAGGGTGTTAGGGAGACACGGATTAGAGTGTCTCCCTTAAAAAAAACCCTGTTAGTAATCTAACAGGGTTAACCTAAAAGAAAGTTTATCTTTCTTTTGTACCAGTTTTCTTTGTATCTAATCTAAAAAATAATCGTCTCCACTGTGTACCCACAGTCACAATTACCTCTATATATCCGCCGTCAGGCTCTCCATTAACTGTATTCAATACAGTTCTATTCACTTTAGCTTTAGCTAATATCTTATTCTTCTTTTTCATTTGTAGCTCCTTGTTTAGGGTTCACTTGCTGACGCCCTAACGAGGTGCTGCAAAAGAAAATCTTGACCCCCGTCATCTCTCCGTCATATCACTTTCTCTATGAAAAAATGTAAAATCTGCGAACGCAGAAAAAAACAACAGCGATTAGCGAGTAAACGCTATCGCAAAAGGAGAAAAAAATGTCTTTATTCACAAAAAACGTAGAACCAGACTTGTGTTCTTTCGTAATATTCGACTCTAAATCTAAAACCTA